GCCACAGAAGAGGCTGACTACGCAGTCGGTTTGCGTTCGCTCGCTGAATCACGAGGTCGTGACATCAGCGAACTGATCGACGCAGCGCAACAAGGTCGTTTGACCGAGGCGCTGCGCGGCACGGCACCCGTCGACGGAGCAACCGTCGACCACCGCGCCACAACGGCACGGGCCCGCGCCCGCGCCTTCGCCTGAACAACGGGAGCAACCCGCGGGCACAACCCACCCCATTGCACACCCCGATTCAAGGAGAACCCCTATGAGCTATTCCGCTCTGAAGACCATCAAGGCGCAGCGCGATGCGCTCGTCACCGAAATGCGCGGCCACATCGATGAAGCCGAAAAGCGTGAAGGCGGCTGGATTGCCGACGACGACACCAAGGTCGCCGGCTACGAACAGTCGTTGACCGAAATGGATCAGCGCTCCACCGTCCTGCTTGCGGCGATGGAACGTGCCGCTGACGAGAACGAGGCTGTGTCTCGCGCCCTCGACAAGGCACCCGCTCCGCAGGCTGAGGATTCGTTCGACTCCGAGGTTCGCGAGTTCGTCGAAGGCAAGCGCCGCAACCTGGTCGCCAAGCGTGACCTTTCCAAGCTGTCCGCTGGTGCTGGTTTGAACACGGTTCGCACGTCGTTCTACGACCAGCTCGTGGAGCACATGATTGATTCGTCAGCCGTACTCAAGTCTGGTGCGACGATCGTCACGACCACGACCGGCGAGAACATTCAGGTACCGGTCACCACGACCCACCCGACAGCGATTCTGGTCGCTGAAACCGCGGCCATCACCGAGTCGGACCCGGTGTTCGCTCAGCGCACGTTGGGCGCGTTCAAGTACGCACTCATCACGCAGATCAGCTCCGAACTGGCACAAGACACCTCGATCAATCTGATCGAGTATTTGTCTCGTGTGTCGGGTCGTGCTGTCGGCAACGGCTTCGGTGTTCATGCGATCACCGGCACCGGCACCACTCAGCCGTTCGGCATCGTCACATCCGCTGCAACTGGTGTCACTGGTGGCATTGGTGTGGTCGGCGTGTTCACCGCTGACAACCTGATCGACCTGTACTACTCGGTCATCGAGGGTTACCGCAACGACCCGTCATGTGGCTGGTTGCTCCGTGATGCTTCCGTGGCAACACTGCGCAAGCTGAAGGACTCCGCAGGTCAGTACCTGTGGTCACCGGCCACCGAGCCTGGCAAGCCCGACATGTTCTTGGGCAAGCCGGTCCGGACTGACCCGAACGTTGCAGCGACTGGCCTGAACGCCAAGTCTGTGGTGTTCGGTGCGTTCAGCGCCTACATGGTGCGCCAGGTCAACGAGGTCCGGTTCGAGCGTTCCGACGAGTTCGCGTTCAACCAAGACCTCATCACGTTCCGCACGGTTGCCCGTCTCGACGGTGTGACCACGGACCAGTCCGGCGCACTCAAGGTGTTCGCTGGTGGCGCTTCCTGATTCACCCTGATTGAACGGGCGACGGTTCAGCTTTGGGCCGTCGCCCGTTCTGTTCAACCCTTGAAAGGGGAGCGATGAAAGTTCAGATGATTGCCGATATTTCCGGGACCCGTAACGGTGTTGATTGGCCCCAGCGGGGCGGAACGATCGACTTGCCCGACGATGAAGCTGCGCACCTTGTCGCGGCTGGACTGGCTGAGGTGCCGAATGGAAAACCGAAAGCTCGAACCATCGCCGAGGCCGACCCCGCCGAACCGGAAGTTGCCGGCGCTGCCGAACCGGAAGTTGTCGCCCCGGTCGCCAGGCGCGCCCGCAAGTAATCAGCGTGACGCAAACAACTCGCTGAGAGGCGGTGACTGATGGCTACCCGATACCTCGACGTCCAAGTGTTGAAGGCGTGGCGACGTGACGAAACGTCCACGACGGATGATCTGATCGAAGATGCCATCAACGCTGCCACACAGTCGATCGACAACAAGCTGAAGCGCCGCATCGTTCTGGCGACGACCTCTAGCGCAAGGGTGTTCACCCCGCTCAACTCTGACATGTTGTTCATCGACGATTGCACCGGCGTCACGAGCATCACGGAGAACGGCACCGTGTTGGTAGCTGGCACCGATTACCAACTCGAACCGCTCAACGGTTTGAGCGAGTCCGGCGAAACCGTCCCGTACTACAAAGTGCAACGGCTCGGCGGCGGCAACTGGTACCGCGATGGTCAAAGAGCCACTGTGTCGATTGTCGCGGCGTGGGGTTGGGCTGCCATCCCATCGCAGGTGGTCGAGGCGTGCAAGGTCATCGCCGCCGACATGCTCCGCAACCCTGACATGCGTTTCGGTTTGGTCGACATCTCTGAGGCTGGTGGTGTCGGTTCGCGTGAGAACAAGACCGTGACCGACATGATCGCCGCCTACCGGTACGCCGTGCGCACGTTCGGTATCGCATGAGCTTGGACCTTGCCGCGATCCATGAGGCTGTGGCCGACACCATCAAATCGGTTGTGGCTGACGCTGGTGCGTTCTCCGTGAAGTCGCACCCGTCCGAGGCGGACAGGCCCTGCATCGAGGTATGGCCCGATGGTGACTACCTGAACTACTTCCGAACGTCTGGCCCTGCTGGGCTCGCTGACGTCGAACTGTTGGTCAGGGTGTTTCTCTCCACCGCAAACCACGAATCCGACTGGATTCAAGCGATGCGAATGCTGTCGTCCGGTACCGGCTTCGCGTCGTCGATCGTTGACGCGCTGATGGCGAACCGTCAACTCGGCGGGACCGTTGAGGATCTGTTCATCAGTGGTGGCCGCTGGAACCCGGAAGACCGAACGATCGATATTCCCGTCGCTATTCAAGCCCGCAAAGTAGGAGCGTCCGTCTAATGGCAACTTTCGTAATGGTCGCGCCCACGGTGTTCGTGGATGAGTTCTCGTTGACCTCCCTTGTCGATGGTGTCACCGAACTCAACGGCACATGCAACATGGTGGAGCGCAAACGCGCTGACGGTGGAGGCTTCAAGCACTTCACGCCAGGGCTCAACGAGTTCGACGCCACACAGACGTTGTACGCCGATCCGGCTGATACCGGCTGGATTGACTTCTCGCCGGCTGCTCGGAACGATCAGCGCATCGTGACCGCCACCGCGAACAACGGTGCGACCGCAGGCGACTTCCTGACGTCGCATCGTGGCTACTTCTCGAACGTGATGAAGCTCGGCGGTGGTGTTGGTGAGTTGGCTACCACATCGTTCGCCACGAAAGCGTCTGACCCGCCGATCATCGGTGTTGTTGGTGCCCCGCTCGTGTCGCGCACGACCGCAGGTTTGACCGGTACCGCTATCCCGTTGACCGGGCCGACCGCTTCGCAGTCGCTGTACGCCTGTCTCCACGTCACCGCTGCCGCTGGAACCAACTTGGTGGTCACCGTGCAATCCGATGATGCCATCGGGTTCCCATCACCGACGACCCGTATCACGTTCGCCACCATGTCAGCGGTTGGCGCCCAGTGGTTGAGCGTTCCCGGCAACTTGTCCACCGAAACGCACTGGCGCATCACTGCCACGATCGCTACTGGGACGTTCACGTTCCTCGCAGGGTTCGGGGTGGCGTGATGTTCGCTCTCGCAGCGTTTGAACACTTCGAGCTCGTGGTCAAGAAGGGCGACGAGCTCCCCGACGATCATCCGATGGTTCTGGCCCGCCCAGACCTGTTCACCGATCAACCGCCCAAACGGGCAACAACCAAGAAGGAGGCCTAAATCATGGCCGTATTTGTCGTTACAGCGAAGACCATCCTGATCGGTACCGCCTTCTCGGCAACCGCACCAGGCGCACCCGGCACCCAAACCATTGCCGGCACCATCACCTCAGCATCGAACATTTCAGCGTTCACGTCGGCGGGTGCTGACGTTGGATGGTCCACCGACATGGTGGAGTTCACCGATAACGCATCAGGTGCGTTCAAAGAGTTTCTTCCCGGCTTGACCGCTGGCGACGATATTGCGATTCCGTTGCACGCCGACTTTGCGTCGTCTCAGTTGTGGTCGATTCTGCAAACCACGTTCGGCACGTTGGGTGTGTCGCGTGCTGGCGACGTGGAGCGTTACATCGATATCAAGGCGACGTCTGCCGCTCGTGGTGCCACGAACCCGTCGTTTGTTGCTGCGGTGTTCAGCAAGGGCATTGTTCCGTTGCAGGGTGGTGTGGGCGATAAAGCGGTGTCGGCTCTGACGTTGCAGGTATCGGGAGCCTTTGCCGTCCTGACGTCGTAATCAAACCAGCAGGCCGTAATACGCCGCGACTGCGATGCCGCCGACGATCACGAGCCACGACCAGAGCGCAAGACCGAACACCGGTCGCATGAGCAACTTCAGCGCCCAAGCCCCATCGGGTATGTCGGTTTGCTGTTTCGGGTCGGGCAGTGACGGCATGACCGGATGGTAGCCGAGCGAGACGGGGCGACGAATGGTAAAACCACTCAGTCAGGCGAGCAGGGATATCTCGCAGCGCATGACGAATATGTCGTCAGCGATCCAGGCAGGCAATCGTCAAACGTTGACGGCGGCGTTGACGGCAGCGAAAAAACATCACCTGTCCGTGATTAGTGCTGATTCCGGTGGCGATCTGCGTTTGTCTGGCGCTGGGCGCAAGGGTGCGAAAGTTGGGGCACGT